GGGCTTCTGGGGCTGCCCCAGCCAGGCGCAGCAAGCCCCTGGTGAGACGATTAACGCGCGCGGCTACTGCTCGCTCCGCTTCGACTGGCCGGCCGAGTCGGCGCCGCAGAATGGCAAGGTGACACGGTGAGCGCGATCATTATCGACCTCGACGGCACGCTCTGTGATGTGTCGCACCGCACGCACCTGGTCAAGCAGTCGCCGCCCGACTGGCCGGCGTTCTTCGATGCCTGCGTGGATGACACGCCGAATCCGGCTGTGGTCGCGCTGATCACCATGGCGCGCGAGAGCGGGCATGAGATCATCTACGTCTCAGGCCGGCCCGAGACGCACCGCAAACAAACCGAGGCGTGGCTACAGAATCATTGGCTGGGCGGCTGGGCACGGCTGCTGATGCGGCCGGCGGGCGACTACCGGCAGGATGCAATTGTCAAACGCGAGCTATACGAGACACACATTCGCGGGCGCTACGATGTGCTGTTTGCGGTCGACGATCGCGATCAGGTGGTCGCGATGTGGCGCGATCTGGGGCTGGTGTGCTTCCAGGTCGCGGAAGGTGATTTCTAGCATGCGCTACGCTCAACGCTTTATGGCGACCACACGCCGCCCGGCCGCGTTCCTCCGCCGCCACCATCGCACCAGCGGCTGGCGCATGACGTACCAGGATACGCGGCGCTGTCAGCAGAACCCGCTGCGCTGGCTGGCGCTATGGAACCGGCGACAAGCGATGGTCGCGGCGCGGCGTGCGAGAGACTGAGGATGGGAGATGAGAGACAAGAGACACGATGACACATTGCCGCTTGGACGGTGCTTCACGGTCGCACATGTCGAGCCGGCCAGCTGCTCGCACCCCGACGATGCGAAGTTTCGGTGGTTTGCCCGTGATGACACCGTGAAGAGCGGCCAGGTTGATTGCATCACGTGTATGGCCTGTGGCGCGGTGTTGTCTGTCGGCGAGAGCGCCGCGACGCGCGCATTTGCGAAGATGCGGAAGGCGCGCGCGAAGGAGACAAGGAGATAGCATGCGCGATCTGAAACGCACCTATCTGGTTGACTATATTGTAGAAACGCCCAGTGGGAAGGGCATCGGCCCGTCAGAGCGCGCCTATCTTCTGGCGCGTTGCCTCCAGCTCGAAGCGCGCGTGGCCCAGCTGGAGACGTTGCTGAAGATCGATGGTCGCGTTGAAGCGCTGAAGCAGGCCCAGGCCACGAAGACGCCGGCGCACCCCGGTGTCAACCGACCTGGACGCGGCAAGGGGTCTCTCGTCCCGCCAGAAGATATTGCGATGATGCGCGAGTATCGACGGCAGGGGATGTACGCCCACGAGGTCGCAGCGCTGATGGGTTGGCCGAAAAAGACCGTTTGGAATAATTGGAACGAAGAAGGCTATGTGTCGAGCCGTAGGCGCGCGCTGCACTAGCCGCCCATCTGTGCTACACTATCACGTACACTCTGCTCACGATGCCCGTCGAGAAACAGGGACTCGGCGGGCCTCGTGGTATCTCCCCATCGCTCCTACCCCGCCTTACGCCTTCTGTCGGGGATGCTGGTCTGCCGCCGATCGGCATCGCCCACATGCCACGCATCGTCGCCGCTGTGCGGCTCTTCCAGGCGCGCGACTCGCCTCCCCAGCTCGGCAATTTGCTGTGTCAGCGCCTTCCTTCCGGCGCTCGACTCGGCGCGCGACAAAAGGAGCGCCAGGATCGACACCTCGGCCAGACCCAGCCGCGCCGCTTGCTTGCCCTGCTCAGCCTGGACGACCTCCGCCTGATCGATCAGGAGCGACTGATTGTGTTCGCTGACAATCGCATCGGTGCGGCGATCGGCGCTGGCCTGATGCGCCTCGCCGCGCGCCTCTCTGAGCTGCAAGAGCAGCGGCACGAGCGCATCAGCGCTGCCCGATGATGCCGCGTTCACCAGCGCGTCGGCCAGCTGCATCAGCGCCACCGTCAGCGCCTCGTCATCATCGGCCTGCTGCGCGCTGATCATCAGCTCGCGCGCCTTGCCCAGCTCCCAGTGAGTTCCGCCTGTCTCACTTGCGCCGCTCTTTGCCATTCCACGCCTCGCTCACGCTGCCGACCGCGCGCGCCACATCCGACAGCCCATGCACCTGCTTGCGCGCGAGCTCACGCAATTGTACCAACAACTCGTTCAATTCGGCGCGCTCTTCCCTACTCGCGCGATCGTGCTCGCGTACGACCTTGACCAGCTCATGCAGCACCTCGCGCATCTGGCTGATCTGGCCATAGGCATTGAATACATCCTCGATCGCCTGCTGCACATCGCGCGGCGTGCCACGCGCGATCAGGTGCGCCTCAATGCGCTCTAAGATCGCCAGCACCTGCTCCTCATCCACGGCGCGCTCCTGTTGCTCGGAAGGCCATCCATGTCGGCTCGGTCTCACGCGCGCCGATCAGGATGGCCCTCTCGCCAGCATGATAGCACAGCCGTACTAACATAACGTAGACAGTCATGGTATAGTAATGCTCTCACGCGCGCCGATCTCTGAATCGGTTGCGCGTTTTTGCGTTGGGGTCTGATGGATGCCGAGACGAGGCGACAACTAGGCGAACTGGATGAACAGCGCGCCGCGCACAAAGCCCGCCTCCAGGTGCTGGAGGTGCAGGCTGCGCGCATGGGCAACACCACGCCGCCCGAGGTGGTCACCGAGATCAGCGATATCAAATCCAAGCTTGTGCCGATCGACGCCGCGATCTTCAAGCTGACCTATGTCGGCAACGTCCGCGCCGATGTGCCTGGCAACGAGCGCGGCGATAATGTCGGCTACGCGGTTGAACGCACCTTAGAGCGTGAGCGGCGCGCGAATGCCGCCCGCCAGATCGACGTCGAGCTATTGACCGAAGTGCGACTGACCGCTGCGATGGACGAAATGAAGTTGCGCCTGATCAACGCCCAGCGGATGGCGCTGGCCGCGCTGCTCGTCGCGGTGGCACTCGCAACCTATGTGCTGACCAAAGGCGCGCTATGAGCTTCGCATGGGACACGACCTACTACCCGACCCGCCTGGAATATCAGGCCGCGCTGCTGCCCTTCGCGGTGCCGGCGTGGATTCAGGGTGTGACCATCCACCACACCTGGAGTCCCACCCAGGCCGAGTGGCGCGGCAAGAAAAGTATGGATGCGCTCGAGCGCTTCTACCGCGACACAAAGAAATGGCCGGCCGGCCCGCACCTCTTTCTCGCGCCCGATGGTATCTGGGCCGGGACGCCGTTGTCACACACCGGCGTGCATGCCGGCGACTGCAACGCGAGCATGATCGGCCTGGAGATCGTGGGCAACTTCGACAAGGTGCCGTGGGACATCGGCCTGAGAGAGCGCGTGTATGCGCTGCTCATTCTGCTGCTGCACTGGATGGGCAAGGACGAGCGAGCTGTCAAAGGGCATCGCGAGTGCCTGCCGAATAAGAGCTGCCCGGGGAAAGCGATCGACATGACCAGCGTGCGCACGCAGCTGCGCGACCGCCTGTTCGATCGGCATTTCATTGTCACCGGCACGGGCGCGATCGTGCGCATGGGCAGCTACCCGACCGCGCCGATCGTTCGCGCTGCGCCGCTGGGGCTGGATGTGCCGGGCTATCCCGTGAGGGGCAAGGCGCACAAAGGCAACGCCGTCTGGGCGCGCGTGAAGCTGCCTTCAAGCGCGCTGGGCTATATCTGGAGTGGCATGGGACGGTTCGAGCCCGTGTAAGGAGTGTTTAATGGGCGATCACTATCCATTCCCACCGCCGACTCCGCTACCCGCGAGTCGCTTCGTCAAGCGCGGCGCGTACATGCTCTGCCTTGCCTGCGGCTTTACGAGCGCCTATTGCCGCTGCGCCAGCACGCCCGCGCCCGAGAGTGCTGCGAAGGACGGCGCGGAGAGCGACCTGGCCAAACGTGCGCGCGAGTGCGTGGGCCGATGAGCACCGAGTACAGCGACCAGATCAAGGCGCAGGCGCTGGCGGCCCTGCTGGCTGGCCAAGCGCCGTCTGTGGTCGCGCGGCTCTATAATATTCCGGTCGGCACGCTCAAGAGCTGGAAGTCCCGGCAGCTGCGCGGCGAGTCGGTTGCAACGGTTGCAACCGATGTGCGCGAGCGGATCGGGTTGCTGCTCTTGGGGTATCTCGAAGAGACGTTAGCGACCCTCACAATCCAGCAAAAGGCGTTCCGTAATGAAGAGTGGCTTTACAAACAATCCGCCGCGGAAGTTGCAACGCTTCACGGGATCTCTGTCGATAAGGCCATTCGACTTCTCGAAGGGCTCGCGGACGACGGCACGCCCGATCCTGACTCGGACTCCCGTTGAGTGGGCCGAGCACCAGGCCACGATCGTCCATCCGACGCGCGGGCGCATCCCGTTTGTGCCCTATGACTATCAACGCGACTTCCTAGCCGGGTATGATCAGCCTGGCCGGATCATTCTCAAAGCGCGCCAGATCGGCTTTAGCCAGGTGTTTGCCTTGGAAGCACTCTACGCCGCCATTCACGAGCCGGAAAGCACCATCCTGCTCATCAGTCGTAGTCAGGACTTGGCCGTCAATTTGCTGCGCGCGTGCTACCAGACCCATGCGAGCCTGCGCAACGCGCCCAATCTGGTGAAAGAAAACGAGAGCGAGATGGGGCTGGCGAATGGGAGCCGCATCAAATCGATCCCGGCCAACCGCTCGACCGGGCGCGGTTTCGCGGCGACGCGCGTGTACCTGGATGAATTTGCCTACGCGGCCTATGCTGAGGATATCTATCAGTCCGTCAGCCCGACCGTTGCGCAAGGCGGCACGCTGGTGATCGGCAGTACACCGAACGGGGCCGGGAATCTGTTCCATAGCTTGTACCAGGGCGGCGCGGGCTTCGTTCGTCAAATCGTGCCCTGGCATGCGTGCCCAGCCTACTACACGCCCGATGAGCGACAGAGCGGCATCTTGCCAGAGCAGTCGGCGTGGTACAAGAAGGAGTCACCGAAGTACCCGGCGTCGGTGTTCGCGGCCGAATATAACTGTGACTTTACGCAGTCAGGACTCACGCTGTTCTCGGTCGCCGACATTGATCGCGCGGCCCAGCCCTACACCATCCCCGCGCGCGGCATGTATCTGACGAGCGTGGACATTGGTCGCCGACGCGACGCGACCGTGATCAATACCTTCGAGATCAGCCAGCGGCCATATGTGCGCGTCGACTTCGATCGCTTGGAGCGCGTGCCCTACCCGCTTATTCAGCAACGGATCGAGGCGCAGTCGAAGCGCTGGCCCGGCCAGCTAATAATTGAGAGTAACGGCGTGGGCGACCCGGTCGTTGAAAACTTGAACGTTTTCGCGACACCGTTCCTGACCACTGCACGATCGAAGGTGCAGGCGCTCCAGTCGTTACAGCTGCTGCTGGAGCAGGGCGATCTACGGGCCACATGGGACGCGCGCGAACGGCAAGCGCTGGTCAACTGCGCGTGGGACAATGAGCACACCGCAGACGAAGTAATGAGCCTTGCGATCGGCGCGGCATCGATCGCCAACATGGGGACACCTGGCATATGAGCGATCTTGACTTTCGCGAGACCACGCGGGCAATCCGCGCGCGCAATCAGGCCGCGGGCTCGAAGGGCCTGAGCATCAGCCTGGATCCTGGCGGCTTCGTGACGGAAGTGCGCGACTACGGGCGCATGCGCGCACCCCGCGCCGACACCGGCACGCTCGAAGCGACGATGAGCCTGAATGAGCTGGTGTTCGCGTGTATCGCGGTCAAGGCGACGGCGAGCCGCGACCCGCGATTGACCGTGCACATCCAGAAGACCAGCGGCGGCAAGGTGACCTATGAAGAGCAGAGCGGCCACCCGTTCAGGGCGCTGATCATGCGGCCGAACGATCGCATGACCGAGGGCGATCTGATGAGAAGTGCGATCGTCTCGTGGGATGTCAGTAACCCGCGCCGCTTCTACTGCGAAAAAGAGGTCAAGAATAGCCTGCTGATTGGCCTGCACCCGCTGAACCCGGCCCTGATGCGGCCGAAGTACAGCCAGGGGCAGCGAACGCTGATCGGCTACACCTGGGGCGATGGGCAGCAGCGGCGCGAGTATAGTCTCGACGAGCTGCTGATCAGAAGCGCGCCCAGCTGGTACGATCCGCCGCCCTTGGTCGCAGCGCTGGGCGCGACCGAGTCGGACACCGCCCAGACTGACTACATCCGCGCGTTCTTTGAGAATGGCGGCGTGCCGCCCGGCCTGCTCAAATACAACATGCCGCTGAACGACGAGAAGCGCGACGAGATTCGCGACAAGTGGCGCAGCCGGTATGGCAACCGCTTTGGTCGGCAGCACGACGTTGGCATCCTGGATGTCAACGCCGAGTATCAGCAGACCGGCTCGAAGCTGGACGAATTGCAAAGCCAGACGCTGCGCAGTGTCGCCGAGTCACGCATCTGCATGGTGTTCGGCGTGCCGCCGCTGATCGTGTATGCCTATGTGGGGTTGCTGCGCGCGACCTACAGTAATCTGGGCGAAGCGTGGCGCGGGTTCTGGGACGCGACGATGAGCCCGCTGTTCAAGGAGCTGAAAGACTTCTGGACGTGGAATCTGCTGCCGGAGTTCGAAGACCTGGCCGATATCCGATCGGAAAAGGTCAAGCTGGCCTATGACATGTCGACCGTTGCCGCCCTGCAGGACGACGTGGATGCGATCCAGACCCGCGCGCGGGCAAACTACCAGGCGAAGGGCATCTCGCGCAACGAGTTTCGAAGCGCGATCGGTTTGCCAGCGCGGCCGGGCGATGATGACGTGTTCTTCGGCGACCAGGCTGCTCCATCGTCGCCGCTGCCGGCGATGAGCGCAGGCGGCGGCAAGGCCACCAAGGCGCGCACGCGCGGGTCGGTGCAGCTGACCGAGCGGCGGATCGAAAAGGCGATGCAGCGCTATCTCGCGCACGAGTACGAGCGCGCGGCGCAGGCGGTGGCATGATGGATGATCTGAATGTGCGCTGCGCGCGGGCGCTCGGGTGGGAACTCGAAACCGACGAACATGGCAATGTCTGGTCGCTCAGTGGCGGCCGGCGATTTGAGCTACCCGACTTCGCACATATCGATAGCGTGATACCGGCACGCTGGCTCGAAGACGCGATCGAGGAGCGCGGGCTGTGGATGGAGTATACCGCTGCGCTGCTGCCTGCGCTTGACCTGGAGCGGCCAGGGATCGCCGGCTCAGCGCTGTGGGCCGCGATCCGCGCCACGCCCAAGCAGCGCGCGCGGGCGTTCTTACAGACGGTAGATACCTGATGGACGATCGCACCCGCCACCTGCTGCTCACCTTACGCGCCGCGCTGCTCATGGCACTCGGCGCGATCGAGGATGCGCTTGGTCTGCCGCGCACGCTGCCGAGTAGGCGCGAGCGGCGCGAGAGTCGGGTGTCCTATCCAGTAATTGACCCGTAGTGTTATACTGATCACAAATCAAACTCGCTGCACTTGGAAAAGCGCGGTGTGCTGTTCTCGTTCTCGAGAGCGGCGCACCGCGCTTTTTTGTGATCAATGCACACGCTGAACGGCCATAAAAAGCGCGACCCGACCACTGGCATGGACGATGGCAGTGCGGTCGCCAGTCTCATGCAAACGTTCTACCAGGCGCTGCTGGAGGATGCCTTTCTGGACGCGGCTGAGGCGGGCGTCGATGTGGCCTTCGATCTTGCAAACCCGTATGTGCAGACCGTGCTGAGCTCGCTGGCGAAAAATATCACGGGTGTGGCCGAGACGACCAAAGACGATATCCGCCTGCTGGTCGCTCGGCAAGCAGACGAGGGCTGGTCGGTCGAGGAGCTGCAGAAGCAGATCCGCGCCAAAGGCGATATCGCCAGTCGCTCGCGCGCGCTGACCATCGCCAGAACCGAGACCGGCCAGGCCTATAACCAGGGCGCGATCGCGGCCTACCGCGCCGGCGGCGTCACGCATGTGGATGTGCTGGACGGCGACGATGATGAAATCTGCGCGGCCGCCAATGGCGCGCGCTGGACGCTCGACGAGGCCGAGCGAAACCCGCTCGGCCACCCGAATTGTACGCGGGCGTTCAGCCCGGTCGTGGAGTAGCACGCCATGGAATACAAAGCATCGAAGGCCTTTACGATGGGCATTGAGGGCCGCACGGTCACCGGGATCTTCTGCGTGCATGGCAACGTGGACGACGGCGACGGCTGGTCGACCCGCGACCGCAGCCATCCAGGCCTGTTTGGTGACTTCACCGTCGATGGCCGCTCGCGCGCCGTGTTCCTCTGGCAGCATAACAGCTACGACCCGCCGACCGCGACGATTGACCAGCTGTTCGAGGTCGCCGGCGCCGATCTGCCGCCGGCGGTGCTGAAGTATGCGCCCGGCGCGACCGGCGGCGTCGCGGTCAAGCGCACCTATCTGGAGACCGCGCGCGCGAGCGAAGTCTTCGCAGCCTTGTCTGCCGGCGCGATCACCGAGATGAGCTACTCCTATGAGCCGCTGAAGCCCTGGACGATCGAGGAGCAAGAAGACGGGCTCCCGATCCGCGATCTCTATAAAGCCAATCTCTATGACGTGAGTGACGTGAACTGGGGCATGAATCCCGCGACCAGCGCGGACGGAACGAAAGACCGTCCCATGGGCGCGCACGGCGATGCGGTGAAAGCTGCGGTCGCCGACTATATCGCCCGCATCCAGGATCTGGCCGAGCGGCGGCGCAAGGAGGGGCGCGTGTTCAGCGCCGCCAACTATGCCGCGCTCAAAGCGCTGGCCGATGAGCTGGACGGGTCGGTCGCAAGTCTGCGCGAGCTGCTGGCGACCAGCGAGCCCAAGCAAAAAGACGATCTGCGGCGGCTGTGGCTGCAAACCCAGCGCACGCTGGCCGCGCTCAATGGAGTGACATGAAACGAAAATATGAGATCGCGCAAGAGCTGGACGCCAAGCGCGATCGGCTGTCGACCATCTTCAAGGAGGCTGGCGACGATCTGGATCTGAAGAAGGTTACATCGATCGACGGCACGACCGAAGAAAAGGCCGCGGCGATCCGCAGCCTCAACGACGAATTGACCGATCTTGGCAAGCAGTTCGAGCAGGCGCGCGAGCTGGAGATCATCCAGGAGGGCCTGCGCGAGAAGACCAGCGGGCGCGACCGCTCGGACGACCGGCCGGCCGGCAACGCCGGGCAGCACAGCGAGTACAAGAGCCTCGGCCAGCGCTTCGCCGAGCACGAGACGTCCCAGCGGTTCAAGGGTGCCGACAAGCGCCAGTTCGGCATCACCTTCGACGACTACGATGAGACCGAGGCGCGGCGCGGGCGGAAGACCCTAATGGACACCACCGCCGGCTTTGCGGCCCCGAACAATCGCGGCCCGAAGGTCGTGCTCTCCGCGCAGCGCCGGCCAGTGGTCGCCGACCTGATTCCGCAAGACACCACCGACGTGAGCGTGGTCAAGTACATGGAAGAGACCACCTTCACGAACAACGCCGCGAGCGTGGCGCAGGGCGCGAGTAAACCCGAGGGCGCGCTGGTGTTCACCGAGCGCTCTCAGACCGTCGAGAAGATCGCGGTGACCTTGCCGGTGACTGACGAGCAGCTGGACGACGTGCCGCAGATCCGCGCGGTGATCGACAACCGGCTGACGCTCATGATCGAGCTGGCCGAGGAGGTCGAGCTGCTGACCGGCACGGGCGTTAGCCCACATCTCCAGGGCATCCTGACCAAGACCGGCATTCAGACGCAGGCCAAGGGCGCGGATCCCACGCCCGACGCGTTCTACAAGGCCATGACGCTGGTTCGGTTCACCGGCTTTGCCGAGCCGACCGGCGTGGTCATCCATCCGAACGACTGGCAGGATATCCGGCTGCTCAGAACCGCCGACGGGCTGTACATCTGGGGCAATCCATCGGAGGCTGGCCCCGAGCGGCTCTGGGGCGTGACGGTGGTCGTGACGCCGGCTGAGACCGAGAATACCGGCCTGGTCGGCGACTTCCAGCTGTACAGTCACATCAGCCGCAAGATGGGGCTCCGGATCGACGTGGGCTGGGTCAATGACCAGTTTCTGAAAAACCAGCAGACCATCCGCGCTGAGGAGCGGCTGGCGCTCGAAATTTATCGGGCGGCGGCGTTCTGCAAGGTCACCGGAATCTAGGTTCTGTAGCATTACTGGCATCTAGCGGGGCGCGGCAGCTCGCGCCCCTTGGAGAAGAGCCCATGCCGATTATCGAAGGCGCGACCGGCGCGGTGCTGACCAACGCCGGCGCGCCGGCCGCCGGCACCA